GGTCGAGGGTTGCTTCGGCAGGGCGCCCCCGCGCAATCCACCCTTGGCGGAGGCAAGACGCATCTGCGCCCGCCTGCGCTCGTTCAATGCGGCCTGATAGCCTGGGGAACCTGGGATGCTGTCCGGGTTCGTAGCGTACCGTGCGGCCTGCTTGCGGAGGCCCAGGCCGGTGTCCATCTCGCGGGCCAGGTCCATCTGCTTGTCGGCCATATCCTCGGCAAGCTTGGTCTTGTACATGTCCATGCCGAACTGCCCGAGCGCGGGGATCAGCTTCTCCGGCGCCATCAAGCCCTTAAGGTAGTTGGTGTAGGGGTCAAGCACGCTGCCGCCACTCTGCGGCGGTGCGGCCATCTGACTCCCAACACGCATCATTGACGGAGACTGGTTGAGCCCCATCGCTTGCGTCCCGGCGAAGTCGCGCATCGCAGCATCGTCGCCGAATGCACTCGCCCAGTTGGAGCCTGCGCCGCCGCCCATCATCTCGGGCTGATAGCTCGCCTTCATCAAAGAGGCGCCGTCGCCCATGTCGAGGCCTTGACCTCCGCCGCCCATGCCGGAGATGGAGCGCAGCATGTTCTGGCTGCCGCCACCGTAGAACGGGTTCATGGTGTCGGAGTACGGGGTCATCTGGTTGCCCATGAAGGTGTCGTACCCGGTGACGTGCTCGGGAGACCACACACCCATCGAGACACTGTTGGCGCCCTGCATCCCGTTTCCAGTAGCCCCACCAATGCCCTGCCCCGCCTGGCTCATACCCGACATGAGGCCGCCGAACAGGGCGCCTTGTAGGGGGTTGCCCCCACCGATTCCTGACGTGATCGCTCCGCGAAGCGCGTTGCCCATCATCGGGCCAAACCCGGTCCCCGGGACGCTAGGCATCATCCCGCCAGCCAGGCCGCCGAGGGCGCCCTTCCAAAAGTCGTCGCCGCCGAGGGCTGAACCCAGGCCACCCCCTAGTACACTGGAAAACAGGTTGCTTCCCCCGAGTGCGGAACCCAGGCCCGCCGGAAGGATGGAAGGAAGGATGGACGGCAAAAGCATGGATCCGACGGCTGATGGCATGGTGTTTCTCCTAATGCTCGGTGTTCTTCAGAATGTAGCCCAACTCGTACTCGTCCGCCATGCCTTCGGGCGTGCGGAAGGATTCGCGGCGGATTCCCTCGATCTCTGCTCCGCAATGCGTTGCGAGCAGGGCCAACCTGAGGTTTGAAGTACGGCCCTCGATCTTGTGATAATTGGTTCCCTTGCCAGCCCAGGCGGCGAACGACTGCAATGCTCTGAGCAAAGATATCGGCGTGCGCTTCTGCGAGACACAGATGTGGATGATGCCGACATCCGGAGTGTGCGCCCTTAGGAGGACTACGACCGGGTCTTGGTAGTAAACGGCCATCGAACCCTGCGCCACCATGATCCTGACGGCTTGCAGGATCGACTCCGGAGATGCCTTGATGCCGTCTATCTCGCCGGAGTCTGCGCTGATGATCTCGACAACTTCGTCCGGGAGTGTCGATTCGTAATAGAGGGTCATGCCGCCACCATCAATTTGACCTTTAGATAGCCGCCGACATCGGCACCGTCCGCAGTCGCCTTCAGCGTGTAGGTCATGCTTCCAGTGGCCTTGTCGTAGCACCTGAATGCCATGTTCGCTTTAGGCGTAGAGCCGTTCGTCGGTATGGTTATTGTCTCCACCACTCCAGTCCCATCGTGGACAACAAAGTCCACATCCGCATCCGCGTCGCCGAGAAGATGGATAGAGACAATGATCGCCACCCTGCCATCTGCGGTGACGGTGACATCCGCGATATCCTGTGACACACCGTCCACAAGTGCGAGTGCTGCGTAGGTCTGCTCGTCCGTCTCGACAGCAGTGTACTTCTGAACGATTTCCGTCTGCGAGAGTTGCTTGATCTTCTTGAAGCAGTCGATCCAGTAACCGTACCACCTGGGATCGGTATTCTCGTACTCAGGAGGCGGAGGCATCATTACGTTCTGTTCGGTTTCTCCAGCGTTTGTGTATGCCATCCAGACCACTTCAATGATGGTATTGACTGCTGGCGCAGCGCTCAGACTAATGACATCTCCGACCTTGAGATCGGTTACATAGGCCAGAAAATTCCCGGTAGCCAGAGGGAACATCTTCTTGATTGCCTTGATCGAGACAATCCTCTTGCCGTTCTTCTTGACGTATCCGGCGGTGAAGTTCGTGCATATCAGCACGTCTCCATTTTTTGTGGCCGTAATCGTCTGCGTGTTCACATACCTATTCACTTCCGGAAGCAGACCGTTCGCGACACTCTGCCGCAACCTGATCTTCCCTGCATCGGTGAGCCACCACTTCCATTCCCCGGACTTCATGACCGGGTTGTGGTAGGGCGGGATCGAAGTCACACGAACCTCGCGATCATCGATACCTCTCCGATCTTTGCCAGCGCAATGTCGCCTTTCATCTCGACTGTATATCGATGCACACCGTCCTCGCTAAGACTGAGGTCGACGAGATGCGTCATATTCAGGTCGGAAGTCAGTGCCGCGTTAAGCTTTTGCTGGATGACAACACCGTCCTTGAGCAGTCGTATGTCGATCTCGCCACCCGTGGATGCACTAGGAACGAAATCTCCATCGTATCTGGCGATATTCCATAGCTTGAGATCGTCTACCCAGCACTCTTGCTCGGCAGCATTATTAGCCTCGTGCGAGCACACATACAGCACCACGTTGTCACCGTTGTCTATGCTGTAAATGCCGCTTTCTTCCCATTGTTTTACACCGTCTAGGTATCCGGAAACTACCCCGTTTTTCCTTACGAAAGCGCAATGGCACCATTCATTGATTGGAACGGTATCATCATCGACTTCGCCGCCGGCTTCTATCCCACCGTGTATTGCGAGTTTCCTCTGAGTGTTTATGACGAACGTGATCGTGTAACCCGGATACCAGAAGAACTCCAGTGTGAACACCTTGAATGAATCCTCTTGCGCGTACAACCAAAACTCAAGGGTGAAGTCCCCGGATCCAAGGTTGTATTGAGGCGCATCCCCTACTGAGTACAACTGCCCGGCATGAATGCACCGGCATGAGGACAAGCCAGTTACTTGCAACGCATGGTCAATCTTGTTGCCTGTTGCCGGGGTAGTGAATATCTGGCCCATGCTGTCCCAGATGGTATTATCTTCGTCCACCCCGTCCATCTTCATCCAGAGTATTGGAAGTCCAGGTGCGTCGAATCCGGAAGCGTTGACATATACCTCAATCGCATGTCCCTCGACCTGGTCAACGTCAAGCTTGAGGATTTCAGTCCACTTGTTTGGGATGATGCCGACGTTGCCGGGCAGGTAGACGGAAGCCGTATAGGCACCGTTAACGATGGACTTGTAGTTGTTGATTCCTTCCGAATAGCCGCGCAACCACTCGACAAACCTCTGGTCGGACGGTGACGTGAGATAAAGCGGAGGCGGGAAGTTGAGCTTACTTGCCGACATCTACGTCCACGTCAAACAGGCGCAGTTCATAGGCTCCGGTGTAACTGAATTCCCAGGCCCGTCGCGTGAATTGCCCGAGACCGAAGGTCTTGCCTCTGGCCGACACGGTGACGCTGCGGGCGGTGCTCCAAGTCCCGAAGTCGTCGTCGGAGTACCGGAGTGACAAGGTCTCGCCGGATTGAAGATCCCCGTGCAAGGCAAGGGACCGGCAACGCTTGCGTTCCGCCATGCCCATATCCGCAAAGCTCGTGCGTGCGAGGACGGCGAAGCTGGAGCCGTTGTCCTGCGTGCCGGAGAACTTGTAGACGTAACCGTCCGTCAGGTGTTGCCCGTAAACGATGCCAGATAACTCGACCGCGTTGATGATCTTGAAGTAGTTCCCACCCGTATCCTTCAGTTGATGCCAGGACTCCGATGCGGCATCGTAGGTGAAGGACAGGTTCGATGTCGGGAAGATGAAGGTGTAGAACGAATGCCCGTCCATCTCGTGCCCGTACACCCAGGCATCGGTCAAGGTGGCGGCCGCAAGCAGACGTTCAACGGCAGGTGTGGAGATTCGCTTCGGCTTGGTCTCCGCCACCATGTAGATGGCGGATGGGTAGGAGAAGAATGCGACCGTGCCGCGCAGCTCTGCGCACACTCGCTTGTGAGCCGCGCCGATCCGCTGCATAGCCCCGTCCACCCGGGAGAACGCAGAGCCTTCGGTGTTCGCCGCGTTGTAGAAGAACTCCATGCTACTTGCGCCGATGGCGAGCAGATAGTTGTTGTGCCGGCAGAAGTACCTTCCGTCATCCGCCCAGGACTCCGCATTGACCGTATTCTCAGGCGGCCAGTCGTAAGGGGTGAGCGGCTCGGAATGGTCGATCTGCCCGGTGGCATCCATCTTGACGAGGTATCCGTCCAGGTACGTGATGCTCGGCACGATGTCCGCGGCGGTCTCCAGGTTCGGCCACATCACGTAGTCGGTGCCCATGATCCACAGGTCGTCCCCGTCGCCGAAGGCGAGCTGCCGGGTCTCTGTGCCGCACTCGACAAACGAGAAGACCCCGGCTCCGTTCGTAACGGATCGGTAAAAGACGGGGTTGTAAAACTCGTTCCCCTCGTTCGCGTCGAAGTCGTTCGCATCCTCCAGCACCGTCCCGGCCCCTGGCCAGATGGTGATGGCGGCCGAGGTGTTGTCCCCGGTGGTCATCTTCAACATGCACTGATACCAAGTGCCCCCGTAGGCTTCCTTGATCTGGCAGTCTCCGTTCGTGGCGGTCGCGGCGATCTCGTAGGTGGACGGGCCGGTAAGGGAGTTCGGCAGAAACTTGGCCTCGTAGTCCTTCGCGGTGCCGCCAGTGAGGGCGATCTTCACCCGGAGAACCTGGCCCTCGTCGTTCGCGTGCCCTTCGTTGTCCTTCACCCATACCGACAAGAAGATCGTCTCGCCAGCAGCAACAGCAATCGCGGAGTGAACCTGCTTACCCTCGGAGGATGCAGCGTTGTAGATGCGGTATGCGCTCGTGTCGGTGAGGGGGCCTTCCGATGCCGTCGCCTCGGTGCAGGACGTGGCGGTCCAGGATGCGCCGAAAGCCTTGTCGGTGATCTGGTCGGTGCCGATGTTGGCAGGGCCGATAAGGGTCGTGCCGTAGTAGACGTTCCCGCCGAAGACGGAAATAACTTGCCCGTTGAAGGCGGCGATGCCCCGCGGGGTAGCTGCTCCTGCTGGGGGTTGATTGACCCTGACAGTGCCCTTCCGTTTCCGCAGGGCGATGCGACCGTCCGGGGTTTTCTCCGGGTAGCCGTTGACCGTGATGTCGTCCTGCGTGAACAGGGAACCGCGGGCGCCGGCCTGCTGGAAGAAGGGAACTTTCATAGCATCTCGTCCGAGGTGATCTCGTAATGGGCGCCGGCACAGAACGGATTGATGATCTTCTGTACCTGTGCATTCACCCGGCCGAGGTCTGTTCGCATCTTGTCGGCAATGCCGAGACTGACTTGCGGCGGCTCGACGATGTACTCGGGAGAGAGTTCGACGGCGAGCGCATGGCGCATACTGCGAACGTACCCGGGCGGCAGTGCGAGAGCCGTGTTGAGCGCGGCATACTGCGTCCAGGGCTTGACGGAGGTGATCTTCACCGAGCCTACACCCCCGATAGCATACAGGGTGCCGTCACTCATGCCCGGGTTGTAGGCAACCGCTGAGATCGTCCCGGTCACCCCCTTGTCTACACGATCCCGGTATTCCTGCATCGAGAGAATCCGAATCGGGTATTCGTAGGAACCCTCCACCCTGCGTGCGGCGAGCAGGCGAATCGGGCGCGTGGTGTTGATCGTGCCCGGGCCGGAGGTGCCCCAGGTGGTAGCTGCGGCGGCGAGGGTAATCGCCTCGTCGTTGTAGACGTAGTTCGCTAGGTTATCGACTGCGAGCGAGTCGATCATCGCATTCAGGGCGTCGAGGCCCTGGTTGCGTTGCGCGGTGGTGGGCGTGCCTTCCTGGTCGATGACACCCAGCAGGCGCAGGGCAGAGTCGATCAGGTCTTGCGCGGTGCTGAGTGCCATGTCGTTTCCTTAGTACCTGGAGTTGCGGTAAGCCTCGCGTTCCTTGCGCCGCACGGATTCAAACTCCTCGTCGGACATTTCCTCGTAGGACTTCTTGCCGGTGGCGTTCGTGCCCGCGAATGTTCGTGTCGGGGGCGGCGGGGCCTTGCTTTCAATCGGGGAGGCGGAGAGGCGGGCTTCCAGCCGAGCAATCTCGTATCCCTGAAGGTGGGGCGGCATCGAGGCGATCTTCGCCGCAACGTCGCGGTTCGTGCCGAGGTAGTAGGCAATCTCGGTCGGCTTGTCGGAGATGACGATGGACTCCGCCATCTGGATGGAGACCGGCACGTCCTTGTCGAAAACCTTGTCGAAGTCCGGGTAGGTCTGAACGCTTTCCTTCGTGATCTCGTTGAAGGTGTTCTCCAGCTCCTTCGCGGCCCGGGTCTCGTAGTCGGCGGCCTGGCGGGCAATCGAATCGACGGCGATCTCGTTCGCCTTGTGCTCGACGGCAGCCTCGGTGAACTTCTCGATGTCGTGATCGTAATCCTCCAGCTTCGGCGCCGGCTTGTTCTGCTCGGCCTGGGCTTTCAGTGCCTCCTGCTTCCAGTGGTCCCGCTCGCTCAAAAGGTCGCGTATGCGCTTGTTGGTGCGGGGTGCGACCTTCTCCTCCACCTCGGCAGCTTGCGCCTCTCCTGCGGCTTCCTGTGCAGGTTGCTCGGCATCCTTGTTCTCGATGTGTTCCAGGACTTCCAGTTCTTCGCCTTCCATCTCTACTCCTCCACGTATTTGCTGCCGCCAGGCTGGCGCAGCATGAACTCCCGGAAGTTGCCGGGATAGTCCTTCTCAATCACCGTTCCGTCGTCCTGCGGGTGGCGGCCGTGATGCGTGATGTCGAGATCCGGCACAAGCCAGATGTCCCCGCCACAATCATGCCAGTTTCGCGAGAAGGCGTAATCCTCCCCATACCATAGCCCATTGTGCGCCCCGTGGTTGAACAGGTCGATATGGGGATGGTAGGCCCGACCGTAGACGAGGTTCGGGTATGCCCGCATGAACTTGTCAACGCATTCCTTCGTGACCTTAAGGAATCCAGCAGGAACCCATTCAGCCTTCAGTGCGCCGTCAGACTCGCGCACGATAGGCCGCAGATCGTCTCCGGAATACAGGGTGCCCATGTACTCCTCGTCCTGCTTCTTGAGCCGGTACGTCCCGGCGCAGACATCGCCCTCGGTCTGGATGAGGGTGAGCAGGTCTTCGGGCTTCCAGGAAACATCGTGGTCAATGAAGATGACGACATCGGCCTTGGCATCCATCGCTTTGCGGAGCATCGTCGCCCGAGCGCATGAGATGTAGGGATTGCCGACTTCGGAAACGGCAGCATGTTCGATGCCGGCCGCGTCGAGCAACGGTACGGAAGCCTCCAAGGCCGCGACCGTTTGACGGTAGGGCTTGATGATCGTCGGGATGCAGAAGACGACCTTCACGGCTTTACCCCGACACCGATAAGGTTGTAGCCCGTGCCGCGAGTAATCTGGACAGGCTTAAACCCGGCATCCTGCATGACCTTCTCCAGCTTTGAGGACGTGAATCCTGAATGATGCGCCATGTTCGGTCGGTACATGACGGATTCCCGATGCCCGTAGAACAGATCGTGCCCGGTTATGGGCGTGCCTGAGTCGGTGATGTAGAGGGTTTCTTCTGTCGGCTGGATGTCTTCCAGGTCCGGCACGATGATGATGCAGACCCCGCCGGATTCTAGGGCATACCAGAACTCGACGAGAGCGAGGATAGCCTGGTGCGGGTAGAGGTGTTCGAGAGCGTGAGAGCAGTAGACAACATCGAAGGGGCCGATCTTTCCGATCTTGGCACCCATAAACATCATGTTGCACAGGATGTCAGGACGGACGGCAGGATCTATGTCCTGCCGCGTCTCGATTCCTTCCAGCCAGTCGGGGAGCGGGGTTTTACCGCACCCGACATGGAGGATGCGCTTCACTTAGGCGGAACCCTTCCAGGCGCCGATGGCAGTCAGGGTGTTCATGATCTCAAGCACGGCAGCCTTGAGGTCGGTCGTCACATCTGCGGAGCTGGCAGTGCCAACGAGGGAGGTGGCTTGAGCGGCGCCGGCACGTTGAGAAATGGCAGTCACACCGTACAAGGCAATCTTGTCGGAGGTGGAATAGCCAAGAGTCGTACCGTCGTCGTTGCGGGGTGCGGCTTGCTGGACAGTCATGGTGAATCTCCTTTATCCGGTGAAGGAGGCCCGGTCTCCCGGGCCATTCCTTAGTTGGTGATGCGGCAGGCGTGGGTGTGCGGACGATACGCGACAGTGCCATACAAGATGTCGATACGGCAGGGGAAGCGGTCGTTCACGATGTCGTAATCCCGCACGAGGCGCATCGAGATGCCCTTGTGGTTGTGGCGGGCGCCGACATCCACACCTTCCGGCATAACCAGATCGGCAGTCACCAGGCCGAAGGCATCGCGGTGGTACATGATGTCCTGGCCGTAGGCAGTCGAAGCGGTACCGACGTAGGTAATCGCGTTGGTGCCGCTCGGGAAGTTGCTGACGTTCTGGTTCGGGCCGGACGCATAGATCGCGGGGGCGAATGTGATGGTGGTGGTGTTGGTGTTGACCGCAGTGACGACAAACTGCTTCAAGTTCGGCAAGGTGGCCTTGGTGATGGGGTTCACGTCGTAGACGGCGCCGGCATTGCCGACAGTGCCCACGGTAAACACATCGCCCACGGTCAGGGTGCCAGCAGCAGCAGCAACCATCGTGGTGGCGCCAGCCGTGTCGCCGCCGGAAGCCCAGTTGCCCATCGTCACGTCAGAGCCGACCGTGTGGGTGTAGGTGTTTGCAGACTCCAAGCCCATCGCGCCGGCAATCATACCAATGCTCGCGTTCTTGTAGGCTTCTCCAGCCGGAATGCCTGGGTTGGCAAGGTGAACGACACCGGACGAGGCCGTACCCAGCAGGCGGGTTTTGCCCAGCGGAGACAGAATCAAGTGACGGTCGTTCATCGGTACACCGTGCTCGGTCAGCTTTTGGCTGGCCTGCATCGGCACGAGAACGGAAGTCGGGCCGGTGCCAGCAGTGCCGACAGACATGGAGCAGGATTTGGTCAGTGCCAGCAGGTCTACGTCCACCTGGTTCGCCAGAGCCTCCATGCGGGGGCGCAGGAACAAATCGGAGAACTGGTTGATGTTGAGGGTCCGTTCCTTCGAGGTGAAGGTGAAGTCGGTGTGCTTTTGCTTGTCCAAAGTCACCAAGACCTTCGAGGGCGCGGTGTCCTTCAGGTCAAGGGTCGGACCGTCGGAGACGGTCGGGGTCTCGGGAATGGGCACGTAGAAGGATTCGCCGAAATCGCCGAGCTTGGACTCGTAGCGGCGGTTGACGGTTTTCGCGGCGACGCAGGCGTTCTCGAAGATAGACATCGCCTCGCGCAGAATGGTGCTGAATGCAAGGAGTTCGTTTGCCATGATGGGCTCCAGATGGAATCAGGTCCGGTGGCGAGCCGTTCTATCTGCCGGCGGGGACGATGCCGCATACGTCATGCACACATCCTAGACCAAGA